CAATGCTGGAGAAAACACTGAGTCACAAACTCAAGAGCAACCTGTCAAGACTTTCACTCAAGATGAAGTGACTGGTCTTGTAGCTAAAGAGTCAAAGAAAGCGCAAGAGAAAATCTTCAAAAGCCTAGGATTTGAGGACATCAAGAGCGCTAAAGAAGGACTCCAGCAACTCAAAGAGTGGAAGGACTCACAAAAGAGCGAGGCTGAGAAACAGTCAGAAGCGCTTGCTGCTAAAGAGAAAGAGCTAGAACTTGCTTTGTCAGATAAGAAGAACCTGGAAGCGAAACTATCAGCTCTGACTTTGGGAGTAAATGCTGAGTCTGTAGACGACGTCATCACTCTATCTGCTCGCTTAGTGACCGATGAGGTGTCTATCGAAGACGCTATTGGCCAAGTATTGCAGAAATATCCTCAGTTCGGTCGCACAGAGCAATCTGAGGAGAAGAAGCCGACATTTTCGGCCGGAGGAAATCCGACGGCTGGAACGAACCAAGAAGATGCCTTTTTAAAGGCTCTCGGACTAAACAACTAACAGGAGAATGATCAATGACAATTAACTACATCACTAAACACGAAGGCACCTTTGAAAAGAAATTGATGCAAGGCGCACTCACAAGTATTTTGGAAACGCCACAAGTAAACTGGTTGGGCGCTAAATCTTTCGAGTTGCCTACAATTTCAGTGACTGGCTACAAAGCGCACACTCGCTCTAAAGGCTACAACTCTGGTACAGTTTCAAACGACAAGAAAGTTTACACACTAGGATTTGACCGTGACGTCGAGTTCTTCGTAGATGCCGCAGACGTTGACGAAACGAACCAAGAGCTTTCAGCTGCTAATGTATCTAACACATTCATCACTGAACACGCAACTCCAGAAGTCGATGCTTATCGCTTCTCTAAAATTGCTACAGAAGCTATCACAAACAGTCACTTCAAGTCTGAAGATGACCTGTCAGAAGTGAACATCTACACAAAATTGAAAGCTGCTCTTTTGCCAGTTCGTAAATACGGCGCTCAAAACATCGTTATGTATGTTTCTAGCGAAGTGATGGATTTCTTGGAACGTTCTAAAGAGTTCACACGCTCAATCGCTACTACATCGCCTCAAGGAATTGATACTCGTGTCACTTCACTTGACGGAGTTCAGCTTATCGAAGTTTGGGACGATGCACGCTTCAAGACTAAGTTTGACTTCACTGAAGGCTTTGTTAAGGCTTCGGACGGTAAAAACATTAACTTCTTGATCGTTGCTAAGCCAGCAGTAATTGCCAAGGCTAAGTTCAACTCAATCTATCTCTTTGCTCCTGGGCAACATACGGAGGGTGATGGTTACCTATACCAAAACCGTTTGTATCATGATCTTTTCGTCTTGCAATCAAAACAAGATGGGGTCTATGTTTCTCACAAATCTGCTTAATGAGGAGGTAGAAAATGCGTAAGTACGAAAAAGGGAATCAAGTCTACACCGTGCAAGAAGGCAGCTTGCTTGAAGCTCAGCTATTAGCTGATGGATTTGAAGAAGTGATTGAAGATGGCCAAATCTCAGAGATTTTGGCTACTCATTCGCTTACGGAAATGACTTTAGCAGAGCTGAAAGCTCTTGCGAAAGAGCGAGGGTTTGAGGGCTATTCAAACAAGACCAAAGACGAGCTTTTGGAGGTGCTAAATGGCCAAGTTTAAAGCAAAATTGAACGTATATCTTGCTAAGTCTGACCGTCATTTTGACAAAGGGCAAGAATACGAGCTAGATCAAGACGAAGCTAATCGAATCAATGGCCTGTTTAATGAGGTGATTGGTGAAGATTGCTTTGAACTCATTGAAGAGCCTAAGCAAGATCTAGTTGAGGTGGGGACATCCACCTTTTAAGGAGGTGATTAGATGGCTTACTTAACTAAAGAGGAGTTCGATAAGCTCGGATTTGAGGTCGAGGGCGACTTTGACAAGCTTTTGAAGCGAGCAGAACTCGCTATCGATGCTTATACCAGAGATTTCTATTCTCTAAATAGCTTTGATAGCGACAATACAGCTCGCAAGAAGGCAGTTAAACGAGCTACAGCCTTTCAGATTGCTTACTTGGACACTTCTGGGGTCCTGACGGCAGAGGACAAGCAATCTATTGCCAGCATGTCAGTCGGGCGGACATCTATAAGCTATCGCTCAAGCTCTCAGAATGGCTCAAATTCGTTTTCTTTGGCGGAAAGGTGTAATTTATCGAGAGACGCTGAAAACTGGCTGAGAATGGCAGGATTTGGCTCAGCGAGGGTTGATTATGATAGATAAAAGAATGCTAACTGATTCTGTGACTATCAAAAAGCCCGTTGGTGAGGATGATTGGGGGAAAGAGGCTTACTCTGAACCCCTTTTATTATCTCCTTGCAAGTTCGATAGATCTTTTTCTCATTCTGGCTCAGGCAATCATCGTAGTGAGTCCAATTCTTCGACTGTGATTGTCTATCACAAATACTGCCATGTCGCGCTCGACAAGAGTTTCGTTGGTGGGGTTGTAGAAGAGGACGGCGTCAGCTACGTTGTTAAGAACATCATCCCTCAATATCATCCTTTGACTAAAAAGCTCCTAGCTTATGAAATCGAGGTGATTTGATGGGTGGTGTCAATGTTAAGATTGACCTTTCAGGGATCGAGAAAAAAGTATCTCCAGAGAATTTCGCTAAAGGAAAGTTAGCTATTGCTAACCAGATGCTGATGGATATGGAGCGCTTCGTCCCAAAACGGAAGGGGGAATTGAGGTCTAGTGGACATGTTCGACAAGACTCGATTATCTATGCAACGCCCTACGCTAGATTGCTCTATTATGGCAAGAAGCGAAAAGGGTTCTTTTCTGAAAAACAAAGAAGGTTTTTCTTTGCTAACAAGGAGAAGTTGCTGAGTCAACGGCCTACGCCTGGAACTGGTCCAAGATGGGATAAAAAAGCCGCTGCCCTACACTCTAAGAAGTGGGGCGATGTCGGATTGAAAGCGATGGGATTGAAATGAACCAAAACAATGACTTTGCAGAGGTCTTACTTGAATATATCAAGGGCATTCAAGACAAAATCCCGTCTAAACACGGTTATTTAGCTGAGAAAGAGGGGTTAGTAGTATTCCCTCTAGCTGGTGGAGAGGTTGTAGACGAGGACATGGCTGGAACTCAAACAGTCAGCTTGCCTTTTGAAATTGCTATCAAGTCACGAGATCAGGAATTAAACAATAATACATTGTGGCAGATTAACGCTGCCCTATCAAAAATGGACCTAGAATTGCCAAGTAAGAATGGATCTTACGAGTTTTTAGGTCTGAAAGTCGACAAGCCTTACTTGAATGATTTAGACGAGCAAGGCTTTTACATTTACTTGCTGGACGTAACTGCCAGCCTTGAAATTGAAAGGAATGAATAATGGTTAAAAATAAAAACGTAAAACGCAAGCACTACATTGCCCCTTACAAAGAAGTGACTCCAGACACTCCACCAACCGCTACGGATTACCTCTGGATTGCTAAAGGCTTCAAGTCATCATCACCAGAGAATGATGAGAAGACAGACGACTTCACAGATTTTGCTGGTGACGGAACACCTGAAGAACAAGTGATCAGTAAGACACGAGGCCGTTCATTTGAGGGAGTTCGTGACACTGATGACAAAGCGCAGAACTTCATTGCTGAAAAAGAAGATGCAGTAGGCGACGAGCTCTTGGTTTGGTACAAGGAAGTTGACACAACTGGAAAAACTCAATACGAGGGACCAGCTCGTCTTTCTGGTATCGAAATCGGGGACGGTGAAGCGTCTGAAAATGAAAGTATTAAGTTTAAGGTCGTATGGACTCGTAAACCTAAGAAATCAACAGTAGTACCAGGATAATCTAAGGCGTGAATTATCACGCCTTTTTATTTTTGAAAAGGAGCATAAAAACATGGTAGTCATTAAAAAAGCTAGTAACATCATCCCTATTGATTTTGGAGAATTTCAGCTGGAATACATTGCAAATGACAAGGGTGTGAAGGAACTTGATAAGTTCCGTGAAGGCTTAGCAAAGAACTGGAAGAAAATTGAAAAACTTTCCGATGAGAAAATCGCAGAAAAAGCCAAAGAACTTGTTGAAGGTGGTTGGACTCAACTATTCGGTGCGGAT